ATGTATGCCATCACCCGCGACTTGGAAAACGAGAATATTTTCCTCCACCCGCGCACGGTCAAGGCTGCAATCAAGCAACTCATTGAGACGCACGGAATCGCCATCGGCGCCACGCGCGGGGCTGAGCACGGCTATTTCTTCATCACCACCGATGAGCAGGCGCAGAAGGCCGTCGAGCCGCTCCTGAGCGAGATTCGTTCGCTTGCCATCCGCGTCCGCGCCCTCTCTCCCTCCACTCCCTACATCCAGCACCTGCTCGGCCAGATGGAGGTGCTGTGATGGGGTCGAAGACAGCGATCGAATGGACGGACAGCACCTGGAACCCGTTGCGCGGATGCAGCCGGGTGAGCGAGGGATGCCGCAACTGCTACGCGGAAAAGGTGGCCGGGCGATTCTCTGGTGCGGGGCTGCCGTATGAGGGGCTGGCGCGAATGGTCAACGGCCACGCGCAATGGACCGGGAAGGTTGACCTAGTCGAGAAGCATCTGGACGACCCGCTGAAATGGAAAGAGCCGCGCCGCATCTTCGTGAATTCGATGAGCGACCTCTTTCATCCCAGTGTTTCAGATGAGTGGATAGACAGCATCTTTTCCGTGATGGCCCGCTGCCCACAACACACATTTCAGGTGCTCACCAAACGCCCTTCGCGAATGCTGAGGTATCTCAGCGGTGCGGAGATGAGTATCCGTGACGACATCAAGTACGAGCAGGCCGCGGAGACCATGCGGTGGCCGCTCCCCAACGTCTGGCTCGGCGTGAGCGTAGAGAACCAAAAGGCTGCGGATGAGCGCATTCCGCTGCTGCTCCAGACGCCGGCCGCAGTGCGGTTTGCAAGTTGCGAACCGCTGCTTGAAGCTGTGCGCCTCGACCGCATTGGCGAAGAGCCCGAGGGATACCTAAATGCGATGGCGGCTGTCGTTCATTGCGATGGCCGCGGAACGAAGTCGATCACAGGTATTGATTGGGTGATCTGCGGCGGCGAGAGTGGACCCGATGCGCGGCCCATACATCCTGACTGGGCGCGCGGTCTGCGGGACCAGTGCAAAGCCGTTGGCACCCCGTTCTTCTTCAAGCAGTGGGGTGAGTGGGGACCAAGCAAGATGCAGCATATCCACTCCCAAGAGAAAGCTGGACATCTCGTTCCCATGACCACCATCTGCTCGTCGCCAAAGTCTGAGGTTGGAAAGGTCTCGTATTGGGCATACCCGTCTGTCGTCGCGAAGGGTAATTGGGGCCTGGTTGAGCGCATGGAGAGGGTAGGCAAGAAAGCCGCCGGTTCGCTGCTCGACGGCGTGGAGCACAAGGCGTTCCCGGAGGTGCGGGGATGAGCATCACCGTGGTGATCAAGGAATTCAAGAAAGAGCAAGACGCCGTGGCTGCAGAACGGGATGCGATTCTCAGAACTCTCAGCGAAGTGGTGAGTGACACGCGGCCCGCCGCGCGGGTGCTTCTGCGCTATCACGAGTGCCCGGCGTGCCGCGTGGAGACGACTTGCCCCGACCTTTGCCTGGATTGCCTGGAAGGTCTCGACCTTCTGGAATCGACGGGCGAGAAGTTCAAGCTCGCTGACGTTGCCCCGCTGCCGGAGCCCAAAAAGTTGACCAACTGGAAGACGCTGGCGATCTGCATCATTCTGGTGCCCCTGTTCGTCGAGGTTGCGCTTCCCATGCTGATTTACGCATGTCAGTGCATTCACCTGTGGACCGGGTTGCCCTGGCCATAAGGCACGACGCCGGCCCCTGCTGTTTTTGATGGGACTTTCAACATCAACAGCTCCCGCCTGCCATCTGTGAAGCCACGAAGCGAGAGCACAACCGAAGGGAGAAAGCAATGGATCAGTCAGCAGTCGTCAACCTCCACAACCTGGCCAAGGGCGCCGTGATGGAACTTTTCGAATACGAGCTGGGCCGCGTGGTGGGAAACATCCGCGACCCGAACGCGGACACGAAGAAAAAGCGCCGCATCACCGTCTCCGTTGATATTGCACCGTATGCGGACCGCAGCGGGGCGGAGATCACCACCACCGTGGTGGCGCGCCTGGTGCCCATCAACGCCGTCAAGTCAACCCTCTATGTGGGCATGGTGGACGGCGAACCAAAGGCCTTTACGCGCGACATCCGGCAAGAGGAGCTGCCCTTCGACGCCGCGCATCCCGAGGCCTCCAACGTCGTTGCCATGACCGGAACGGCCAACAAGTAAACCCGCGCCAGTGCGCGTATCTCAGCAGCAGAAAGAGGAATCATGGGAATTCAAGCAGAAGCGATCGATAAGGTTCTGGAGCTTGCGCCTCCGACCTTCCACACCGAAAACGGCATCGTCTACAGCGACCGGGATCTGAATGCCATCGTCCCGCCTATCTCGAGCAAGTTTGACGTTCAAACTCTCGATGGCCTGGTCAACTTGCTCTCGGCCGGCGTGGAAGGCTTCGACCCGGCGAGTTATCTGGCGCAGGTGGCGAACGAAACCACGGTGCGCGTGGTCGAGCGGAAGAGCGACATCCACGGGCGCCGCAAGGTTCTGATCGAGGCAGTGGCGCTCAAGGGCCTTCAGCAATTCCAGTTCGGCAGTTACCAGGCGCAGGAAAACTTCCTCATCGGGCTGGCTTCCGGATTCGAGCCCACACCGGACCTTGACTATCTCGTGGGGATTGCCAGCGTCCTGGACCAGAAAGAGTCGGTGAAGCTGGCCGACGATGGAATCTCGCAGAGCGTGACAGCGTCGAAGGGCGTGGCATTCAAGGAGAACGTGGTGCTGCGCAACCGGGTCACTCTGGCTCCCTTCCGTAGCTTCCGCGAAATCAGTCAACCCCAAAGCGACTTCATCTTCCGTGCGCGCGAAGGCGGCCAGTTGGCCCTCTTCGAGGCGGACGGCGGAGCGTGGAAGATCGCGGCCATCAACGCCGTAGCGGAATGGCTCAAGAATAACCTGAGCGGTTCCGGCCTCGGCGAGTTGCCCATCATCAGCTAACTCAATCCGTGACCGGGAGACGGGGAAATTCTCCCGGTCACAACACAAAAGGCACACGAGGGCAAAGCGGTGGCGAAGAGGGGAATTCTGGAACATCCGAAGCTGATGGCACTCGCCGAATCGCTCGGCATCATGGATCCGTGGGCGTTGGGGCTGCTGGAGGCTTTCTGGCACTGGGTGGCGAAGTACCACCCCAACGGCGATCTTACTGGGACCAGGCCGAGCCTGTTCGCGCGGTCCATCCGTTACACCGGGGACGCGGACGAGTTGTGGGGGCGACTGCTCGATTGCGGGTTTATCGACAAGCTGGACGACGGGCGCGTGCTGGTTCATGACTGGAGTGAGCACGCGGACTCCGCCGTGCATAAGGCGCTCAAGAAACGGCATGAATTATTCGCCGACGGGAATGAGCCGTTCACGCGGAATAAGGGACCGGTTACGCCTGAAGCAAAAACCGGGCATGACTCCGGCATAACTCCGGAAGAATTACCGCATGATTTGGTTATGGACGCGGCATCCCTGCCAGATACCAGATACCAGAGCCAGATACCAGAGCCTTTAAAAACCCTTGCGCCGGACAAACCGGCGCCGGCCGTGGAAGCTGCTCTCTCGCTCGTTCCCGCCAAGATCGCAAAGCAAGTGAAGCCCGTCGATGCGCGGTTCACCCCGTTCCGGGAAGAGATCGAACTGTATTGGAAAATCAAGAACCCGGGAGTGGAGATGCCTTGGGACGGGAGCGAAGCGAAGCGGCTGCATGAGCTGCTGAAAGCTTGCCCGATGCTGACTCTGAGCGGGCTGCAGAAGATGCTTGCGAACCGCGAACGCTCCGACGTGGTGCAGTCGCGGCGGCCGCGGGAGTGGATTGCGAACGTGGTGGATTATGCCAACGGTCCCATCGACCGCTACGGCAAGCCGCTGGTGCAGCGAGTGAGCTCGGAGGCCTCGGTGGGAAGCCGGCCGATGGACGAACGGGTGCAATTGGACCGGGCCATTGAATCAGCATTCCAGAAGTTCGAGGCGCGCACTGGGCGGCAACCTTCCGCCGAAGAGTGGGTCGTAGAGTTCGAGCAGATGAATCCCGACAGCGACTGGATTGACGGTGACAGGGAGGCTTCGTTGCAGTGGTGCCAGGCTCAGATCGACCTTCGCGAGAAGCTAGAGAGCCGGGAAAAAGAGGCCAGCGATGCGCAATACAAGCGCGCGGTGCAGGTGGTTCGTGAACACGGTGCACCGTCGGCGACGGTGATCCAGCGGGTGATGAAAGTCAGCTATGCCTACGCCGTTGCGTGGCTCGACCGAATGGTGAAGGACGGGATTCTGGTGCGCGGCCAAAACGGGTTTGAGTTTGCCGCAGCGGAAAAGGAGTTACAGCCATGCTGACCCAAGTCACTGCCGCCCGCACCACGCGGGAGCTAACGAACTCCGGAACGCGCAAGACTCCCGTCGAAGTCCACCTGCTGCTGTACCGGCGGTTGAAGGACACGGCGATTCACGACGCCAAGCGCAGCCTGAACGGACTGCCGACGCGTATCGCGCTGCTGGAACGGGCCTGGGTTGAACAGTACAGCCAGCCGGGATGGCCGGGGTGGGAGACCAGCTTCCAAAACTGCTGCCTGATGCTCAACGAGGATCCATCCGAGGAGCGCGTGAAGGCTCTGAAAGAGATTGACCGGGTGTGGCGGAAGAGCTTGGTGGACTGGGGCCGCAAGCGCTGGCAAAAGGCGCTTGAAGAGATTGAAACGCTGAAGGCCGGGGAGAGCCCGGCGTGGTGCGTGGGCCGTTCGATTCAGGACGAGCTTCCGCTGATGGAGGGGGAATGCTGAACAGCGAGAAAGATCCGACGATGACGCGGGAGGGCATGGCGGCGAAGTACGGGGTGAGCGAGAAGCAGATTCAGCGCCTGGGAACGAAGCGGATGGCGGCGATGACGGAAGATGCGCGCCTGGTGCTGACCAACTTCGTCAAGCGCGAAGCTCACAAGCTGGTAAACGCCGAGAATCTGCGCAGGCCGGGCAAGTCCAAGTCAATCAGAATCTCTGGGGCAATGCCGCCGGCGCGGAACGTTGAACAGATGCTCCGGCTGGCCCTGATTGCGGGCTCGAAACGAAAGGGAATGGGGTGCGCAGCGTGAAGGATATTTCTCAGAAAATCGAAGCCTACAACCGTTTCCTCGCCGCAAAGATGGAACTCGCCCCGTCAACCGGCATCAGTGTCGATCTTGCCGACATCAATCCGCTCTGCAAGCCGCATCAGCGCGACCTTGCTCAATGGGGCATTCGCGGCGGACGGCGTGCGATCTTCGCTGCCTTCGGCCTCGGCAAGAGCATCGTTCAAATCGAGATCGCTCGGCTCATCCGCAATCACACCGGAGGACGCTTCCTTCAGGTTGCTCCGTTGGGCGTCCGCCACGATTTCATCCAGGACGCAGCCCTCGACACGCCGGAGTTTCGTGTGCGCGCGGCCGAGATGGGCCTCGACTTCGACCGACTCCGCTCCGAGTACTCCGTCCCATTCCAGTTTGTTCAGAAGACACACCAGGTCGGCGGCGATGGATTCTATCTCACCAATTACGAATCCGTGCGCGACGGCAAGATCAACATGGATCTGTTCGACGGCGTATCGCTTGACGAGGCATCCATCCTGCGCGGCTTTGGTGGGACGAAAACCTTTCGCGAACTGATGCGCATCTTCGAAGGCACTGCCAAGTATCGGTTCGTGGCCGCTGGTACTGCGGTAGTAGAGCAAGAGGGATAAATGGAAGTGATTGAAACGGAAAAACGTGTGCTAGATCCTTGCTGCGGCGGCCGCATGATGTGGTTCGACCATGAGCATCCCGACGTGGTTTACGGCGACCAGCGCAACGAGACAGTTACGGTTACGGATCGCTCGCACGGGCGGATGGACGGAACACGAACACTGCGAATTGACCCAGATGTGATGTTGGACTTCCGAGGCCTCCCGTTCGCAGACGGGTCGTTCAAGTTGGTTGTGTTCGACCCGCCTCACATTGTGCGATCAGGGCCTAAATCCTGGCTCGCTGCGAAATACGGGAAGCTGGGAACGGACTGGCGCGACGATCTAAAAGCGGGATTTGCGGAGTGCTTCCGGGTGCTCGATGCGGACGGCGTTCTGGTTTTCAAGTGGAACGAGACGCAGATCAAAGTGAATGAGGTCCTCGCACTGACCCCGCATCAACCGCTGTTCGGAAACCGGGCCGGGAAGAAGGCTGGAACGCATTGGCTGATCTTTATGAAGCCTCGGAGCGAGGCCTCGGAAACGGAAAGTGACTGAGTAACGTCGCGAACAACACTTCAACCATAAAGCCCGGCTTCGGTCGGGCTTACACTGGGAAACGGAGAGACGAACCGAATGAAACCAGGGCAACGGAGAATCGTACAGTTTGAGCGCGGAGTGGTAGCAATCGGGATCGGAAGGAAGGTCAAGAACGATTTCCGCCAGAAGATGGTCGAGAAGTTTGAGCTTAACATTCTCTTTGGGAGGGGTTCGAGTGTTCCGGTGGGGCTTCTCTCTGGAGAGAAGTACTTCATCGATCCTGAGAAGGACAGGACCGCAGGGCATCTAGCTGTAGCGTGCGGCTTCATGACTGAGGTTCAGCATGCACAAGACGAGCTGGAATCCATCGCCGCCCGAAATCGCAGGAATGGGTTGATATTCACCTAAGCAATCCTTACCAGTTCAGTGAGAGCCCGGCTTCGGTCGGGATTTTCTGTGCCTGGAGCAGGTAAAAGCGGGCGCAGATTATTCCAGTTTGTATTCCATCTGAGCGTTGCCCGTTCGGGGCGCTCGCCAGCTCGTGAGAATTCGGATATTTTCTCTTCCCGGAAATGTACAAGCGCGAAAACAAAGGGTTTCTTGACCGAAAAGCAGGTTTTGTTACTCACTTGGGTGCATGACATGTAAAAGACGGCTTTCCGTTCCCAGAATCCGGGCGCTGAAGCCCAAGAACCATCGGTTCACCGTCTCAGACGGCGCAGGCCTGGGCCTGGAAGTGCAGCCGAGCGGCGTGATGAGCTGGCGCGTCCGTTACCGGTTGCGCGGCAAGCCGGCCAAGATCAATCTCGGCCGCTGGCCATCGATGAGCCTGGACCAGGCGCGGAAAGCGCGGGATGAGATTCAGGCCGCGTTGCGGGACGGCCTGAATCCTGCCGCGGAGAGGCGCCAGAAGACGCACGGCGTCACAGTGCGGGAGTTTGGCGAACGGTATCTGCGCGAAGTGGTGGCCGAAGACCGGAAGAACCCGGCGGCTGTGCGGCGGTATCTGGAGCGCGACATTTACCCGGTGCTGGGCGATGTTCCACTGGCCGCCGTGCGCGCCGAGGATCTGCGCCAGCTCATCTTTGCGCGGCGCAACGCCGGGCGCGGCCAGGCGGCGGTGGCCCTGCGCGGCGTGATGAAGCGGCTTTGGGATTACGCGCTGGTCTGTGAAGTGGCGCAGATAAACCCAACTGCCGCAACGCCCAACAAGTACATTGCCAAAGCCCGGTCGCGGAAGCGGGCGCTGAACGAAAAGGAGATCGGCTTGTTTCTGCGCCGGCTGGATGCGGCGCGGTTGCGGCCCATGCTGAAGATTGCCTTTCGGCTGATTCTATTGACGATGGTGCGCAAGAGCGAACTGCTGCTGGCCCGCTGGGAGCATGTGAACCTCGAGACCGGGGAGTGGGAGATTCCGCCCGAGCACTCGAAGAATGGCGAGGGGGCGATTGTCTACCTCAGCCGGCAGGCCAGGGAGTTGTTGCAGGGCCTGCAGCCAGTGGAGAATCGCGTGGGCTGCCTGTTTCCCAGGCCGGGAATGCTCCAACCGCCGCTCTCTGCGAGCACGCTCAACCGGGCGCTGAAGCGCATCGAGGGCGGCATGGATCACTTCACGGTCCATGACCAGCGCAGGACGGGCGCCACGCGGCTGGCCGAGATGGGCTACAACTCCGACTGGATTGAAAAGGCGCTGAATCACAGCATCAAAGGCGTCCGCGGCGTCTACAACCGGGCCGAATATGCCGAGCACAGGCGGAAGATGCTGCAAGAGTGGGCGGATCGGTTGGATGAACTGAAGGCTGGGCAGTGAATTCAGCGCGGCGCGTCAGGTTTGGGCGGCCGGTTGGGGAATAGATCGTCGTAGAGACGGTTCATGGCCTGACGGTAGGCGGCGGATAGAGAGCTGCCGAGCTTCTCGGCAACCTGTTCGGCTTTGCGTCTTTCCACAACAGAAAGACGTATCTGTAAAATCTCTTCCCGCATCTCTATCCTTGGCAATGACTTAGGACAATCGTATAGGAACGATGGATTTTTAAGGTTGTTTGTACTAGGCTTGTGTTGACAAACGATGTTGTTTGTAGAGCTGACGGGCCCCCTTCCCGTGGGTTTCTTTTGGGTATCGGAAGGAAAAGAGGCGTTACTTCCGATATAGAGAAGAAAACACGAAGTCGGGATGGATGGAAAGACTGTTGCTGCCTGCTGAGGTTGCTCTTGTGTTGTGCGTTAAGCCGGATACTTTGAGAATCTGGCGGATGCGCGGATGTGGACCGCATTGTGTGCATGTCGGACGGCTCTGCCGCTACCGGGTGCGTGATTTGGACGCGTTTATCGATCGGAAAGAGGGAGATCGAACTGGGGATGAACAATCGGGGACGTTCAGGGGATGGGCTGTATAGAAAGCGCGGAATCTGGTATTTCCGCATTGTGGACTGGACCGGAAAACGGCGCGCGGTATCGACGCGCACCACGGTGTTTTCCGAGGCCCAGTCTGTCCGCAAGCAACACCTTCAGACAGTAGAGAATGGCGGGGAGCCCACCGGTTCAGGAAGGTTGCTGTTCCGCGATGCCGCGCAGCGATGGCTAGAGCGGCGAATCATTGAGGCAGCGCCCGAGACGCGCCGAAACTACAAGAAACGTCTCGCACACATTCTGGCCGCCTTTGGTGACTTGCGACTGGGTCAGATCACGGGCGACATTGTGCGCCGGTATCAGATCGACCGCACCAAAACCTCGACCGCGCCCTCCAGCGTGAACAATGAGGTCAAGCAGGTGGCCAGCATTCTGCGTGAGAATCGGCTTTGGTCGCGCATCCGGGACGATGTGCGCTGGCTCAAAGAGCCGAAAAGCATTGGGCGCACAGTGACGCCCGACGAGATGGAGCGGCTGCTGAAGACAGCCGAATCGCGGAAGGAAATCTCCATCATCTTCCTCGTCATGCGTCTAGCGCTCGAAACAGGGATGCGCCACAAAGAGATTCGCATCCTGCGTAGGGACTCAATCGACCTGGCCGGAAACAACATACTGGTTGCGCGCGCATCGACCAAGACGCCCGCCGGAGAGCGCACGATTCCGCTGACGCCCACCGCCCGGCAGATTGTGTTGGATTTGTTGAGTCGTGCTGAAGCACTGGGGTCTGTTGAAGCTCAACACTATGTCTTTCCCGGACAGGCACGGATCAACAAGCATCACGTTGTCAATCCAGATGTGCCGATGGCGAGTTTCTGCGATGCATGGAGCACACTGCGGAAGCTGGCTCATATTGACAAGACACTGCGCATCCACGACTTGAGGCACCACTTCGCCACGGACCTGGCGCAGGCCGGTGTCCCTACATCCGTCGGTATGCGGCTGATGGGATGGAGCGGGAACGCGATGCGGAAGCGCTACGAGCATATCCAGGACACCGCGCTGCGGCAGGGGATGGACAACCTCACGGCGCATCGCGCAGTTCAGCAGCCCATGCCGCCCCCACCAAAGCCAGCGAAAGGCGACGTCATTGTCTTCCCATCGCGGAAAGTGGGCTGATTTGACTCGATTGGAGCGAACCGTGGTACAACCATGCAGACAAAAGAGGGCCTCAGCAGCCCTCTTCGCGCTTGGGTCCTTCCGGGTCGATCACTCTTTGCGGGTGACGCGCCCGCGAACATTTCCTAGCGCCAGGGTTTTTCCGAACTCGTTTCCGTTTCCGCGATGGCCGAAGCCCAAAAACCCGGCGCGTTCGACGCCATGCCGGTTGAGGATGTGGCCGAGCTTCTTGGCGTCTCCGCGAAAACCGTTCGTAACTGGATCAATCGTCTAGGCTTAGCGGCAACCGACGACGGACGTCGCCGCGTCCTCTCCTGGGCGCCCACTCTGGAGTGGTACGTCCAGATGCGCATCCGCAAGGACGGAAACGACGGAAAACCCCCTTCCCCTTCCGACCCCGACGAGCAGACGGAGACCCTCGACCAGGCGGAAACCCGGAAAACCATCGCCGACGCCGACCTGAAGGAGCTGCGCCTGGCCCAGTTGCGCGGCCAGCTTGTTCCCGCAGACGAGGTAGGCCGCAACGTGGGCCGGGTGGCCACAGCCATCAAAACCAAGCTCGACGGCCTGCCCAACTCGCTGGCCTTACGGCTCGTCGGCAAGTCGGACCGCGTTGAAGTGCAGCAGATTCTTCAAGATGCCATCTTCCGTATCAAACTGGAGCTGGCCACGGTGGGCCAGGTCGCGGACCCGGTTTCCGTTTCCGCAGACGAGGACGGCGACGAATGAAGGCCTTCGCCTGCTCTCCGGCCTCCCGCGCCGCCCTCCAGGTGGAAATCAACCGCGGCCTGGCCATCTTCACTCCCAAGCCGCCCATGTCGCTTTCCGAGTGGGCCGACGAGTACGCCTACATCCCCGCGGGCTCCGCAGAGCCGGGCAAGTTCATTACCGCCGTGGCCGAATACCAGCGCGAACCCATGAACTCCATCTCCGACCCGCGCGTGCGCAAAGTCGTCCTCATCTGGGCCTCGCAGTCCGGAAAGTCCCAGCTCCACCTCAACACCATCGGCTATTTCTCTGAGCACGATCCGGCCTACATGCTGATGATCCAGCCCACCCTCGACCGGGCCGAGGAGTTCTCGAAGCTCCGCATCGCTCCCATGATCCGCGACACGCCCGTCTTGAGAGACCTCTATCCAGACCCCAAATCGCGCGATTCCGGCAACACCCTCCTCTTGAAGGAGTTCCCCGGCGGCTATCTGGCCATGGTCGGCGCCAACGCGCCCTCGGGCCTGGCCTCCAAGCCAGTCCGCATCCTGCTGCCCGACGAGGTCGATGCCTTTGACGAGTCCGCCGGCACGGAAGGCGACCCGGTCGGCCTGGCGGAGATTCGCGGGACCACCTACTGGAACTTCAAAATCATCCTCACCTCCACCCCGCGCATCAAGGCGACCAGCGTCATCGAACCGGCCTTTTTCAAGGAAAGCGACCGCCGCTATTACCTCGTCCGCTGCCCCCACTGCGGATTTGAGCAGAAATTCATCTGGAAGCGCCTCCGCTATGAAACCGAGGAGACGGATGTCGGCGAACTGCGCGTCTCCCGTGTCTATTACGAGTGCGCCGTCAACGGCGACGGAGAAGATGCGCCTTCCGGCTGCACCATCGAGGAGTCCGATAAGTACGACATGGTGCGCCGCGGCCACTGGCAAGCCACCGCGCAGAGCCGCGACGGCCGCACCGTCGGCTTTCACCTTAATGCGCTTTATTCCCCCTGGGTCGAGTGGTCCCGCCTGGCACAGGAGTGGATCGACGCCCAGGACGATCAGGAGAAGATGCAGGTCTTCGTCAACACCCGCCTGGCCGAGTCCTGGGAGTTGCGCGGCGACCGGGCCGAGGAGTCGGAACTCGAGAAGCGCGTCGAGCCGGTCACGGAAAACCTTCTCCCCGACGGCGTACTGATGCTGACCATGGGCGTGGACGTGCAGCGCGATCGGCTCGTCGCCTCTCTCTGGGGCTGGGGCCTCGACAAAGAGGCCTGGGTCATCGATCACACCATTATCCGCAAGCCGCCGTCGCTTCCCGAGGAGCACCCCGACAGCGCCTGGCGCGATCTCGACGAGCGCATTGACCAGCGCTTTTCCCATCCCTCGGGAAAGACGCTGGGCATTGCCGCCGTCTGCGTCGATTCCGGCGACCAGACCAAGATCGTCTATGACTACACCCGCAAGCGGGAGCGCCGCCGCGTTTACGCCGTCAAGGGCAGCGGCGGGTTTGGCCGCCCACTGGTCAACGGAGGCACGCGTCCCGACAAAAACAAAACCCTGCTTTACCTGGTCGGCGTCGATACCGCCAAGGAGAAGATTTACTCCAGCCTCAAGCTGCTAAAGCCCGGCCCTGGCTACGTCCACATTCTCCAGAAAGATCAACTGGGCGCGGACTATCTCTCCGAACTCACCTCTGAACAACTTGTCGCCCGCAAACACAAGGGGCGCAAGGTGCTCAGCTTCGAAGTGCGCGAAGGCCGGCGCAATGAGGCACTCGATTGCGCCGTCTACGCCTCGGCCGCCCGCGAAATCCTGCGCCCCCAGTTCGACAAGCTCTACAAGAACCTTTTCGGCCACCTTCCCTTGAAGCGGCCCGCGCGGGAACTCATCGAAAGCCTGAAAGCGGTCAAAGCCGCCGTCGATGCCGCCAAATCTTCCGCCCCTGAGCCCGCGCCACTGCCTCCATCTACCCCTCCGCAGTCCGGGTCCGACCCCTTCGCCAACCTCCCCATACTGGGCGCGGTAAAACAGGCTCCTGACGCCTTAAAAGGTCAAAACTGGCGTGATTCGTGGAAACTCTTCTGATTTATCGCCATTGTTGACCATTTTTCGCGATTGGTTTTACTGTCACGCGACGGTGACAGATGAAACTTTTGACGTTCGAAGAACTCCGCAGTTCGGGAATCCTGCAAGAAACCAATCGCCTCTGGTTTCATCCTGTTGGATTGGCATTATCTGTTGTGATGCCCTCGGGAAGACTCGAAATTATCGACTATCGCGAAGACCCGGAAGGGATGATCTTCGAGGATGGTCTTATCGATGCCAGCAAGGGCGCCGAATTTGCTGCGTTTGCAGAGTCGCATCTCGCCGCTCGCGTGAAAGCTCTCGGGTTCGTAGCCCAACCGCTGCCTGGGGATGCTCAATGAGCAGCTATCCCGGCGCAATCTCCGGCTGGATCGTCTTCAACCTTGATGAGCCGCACCCCGAGCCTCTCGCCTTCATCGCGGGCGACTCGTTGACGTGGAATCGCGGTTTTGAGCAATATCCCGCCTCCGCCGGCTGGACGCTCACCTATGTTCTCAACAATCCCACTCAAAAGTATGTGGTCAACTCCGCCGACGTGGTTCCCGACGGCGATGGCTTCACCGTCACCATCCCCGCCGCAGAAACCAAACTCTGGACTCCCGGCAATTACCTCTGGCTGGCCGTCATGCAGAACGGCTCCCAGCGCGACACCTGCGCCGCTGGCCGCGTCCTCATCCAGCCCGACATCCTCGACGCCACCACGCCGGTCGATACCCGCGCGCAAGAAGAGATCGCCCTTGAGAACATCAAGGCCGTGCTCGCTGGACGCGCCTCGGACGGCACGCTCGAATACAAGATCGGCGACCGCGAATTGCGCCGATATTCCATGGCTGAATTGATCACGCTGAAGAGCCACTTCGTGGCTGAAGTCAGGAGCCTCCGCGTCAAGCGGGGCGAATACGTAGAGCCCGACACTGTTTCGTTCCACGCCGATTGGGGAATCAATGGCTGATCTCACCATCCTTGACCTATCCGAGGCCCGCCAGGCTCTCACCGACGCGCGCCTGACCATTGCCAGCCCCGCCGCCGGCAAACGCGCCTACGACGCTGCGCAGTTCACGCGCCTCACCGAGGACTGGTCCACCTGGTCCACCTCCGCCGACCTCGACCTGTGGGCTGACATCTACCGCCTGCGCGCCCGCTCCCGCCGCGAAACCCAGAACAATCCCCTGGGCCGCAAGGCGGTCAAAATCTTCGTCAAAAACGTCTTCGGTCCGGACGGCATCCGTCTCCGCGCCAAAGTCCCCATGAAGAAAGGCAAAAAGCTCAACAAGAAACTCAATGACCAGATCGAGTTTCTCTTTCGTCAGTGGGGACGGCGCGAAAACTGCACCATCCAGGGCAACATGAGCTGGCGTCAGTCGCAGCGCTTCATGGGCGCCCAGTTCTTCCGCGATGGCGAGTGCTTCATCCGCCGCCGCTACGCCAATAACAAATTCAACTTCGCACTGCAGTTTCTTGACCCCGACCAGCTCGACACGAATTACTACCTCTACCAGATGCAGAACGGCAACGTGATCCGCATGGGCGTGGAGATGAACGCCGATGGAAAGCCCGTCGCCTATCACTTCTGGGACCATCACCCCGCCGAGTGGTCCATCTCGCCCAAAAACCGCATCCGCGTACCGGCCGAGGAAGTCATCCACTATTACGCCGGGGACCGCGTCATGCAGTCCCGCGGCATCCCGGAGTTGGCCTCGTCGCTGCTCACCATGCACATGCACAACCAATACAGCATGGCTGAGGTTGTGGCCGCCCGCATCGCCGCCGCCAAGATAGGCTTCTTTGAAAAGAAGGCCAGTGACGCCGGTTTTGAAGGCAACGAGCGCGACGAGAACCGCAACGTCAAGGTCAAGATCACTCCCGGCACGGTCGAAACTCTGCCGGAGGGCCTCGAATTCAAGCCCTGGGACCCGCAGCATCCCACCACCGCCTTTCCGGCCTTCACGAAGATGCTCATGCGGCTCATTGGCGCGGGCGCCGACATGAGTTATGAGACCCTGGCCAACGACCGCGAGGGAGTCAATTACTCCAGCATTCGCGCCGGACTCCTCGACGACCGCGACACCTGGCGCATTCAGCAGCAGGACTTCATTGATGTGGTCGATGACCGCATCATGGCCTGGTTCATCGATTCCGTGTGGCTCTCCGGACTGCTCCAGTTCGACGGGCTGCCCGAGGATCTGATGCCTTACATGGAGTACACCGGCCGCGCCTGGGCCTGGATCGACCCGCTCAAGGACATGCAGGCCAACGTGCTGGCCGTCGAAAACGGCTACCAGACGCGCACCCAGCAACTGGCCGCCAACGGCAACGACTTCGAAGAGACTATGGAGCAGTTCAAGTACGAAAAGGACTTCATGGCTCAACTCGGTCTCGAATTCGGCACAGACACACACGGCAAGGCGGACACCGCAACCGACGGCTCCGCCGACACCGAAGAAACCACCACCGGAGCAGCCGGAAGCAAGGGAAAGCAGGGGGAAGATGAGTAAAGGAGTAAACACCGTCACGTTGCTGGGCAACGTGGGCCGCGACGTGGAAACGCGGTCCACGCAGACCGGCCTTCTTGTGGCCAACATCAGCCTCGCCACCAACGAGCGCCAGAAGTCGGGTAACGAGTGGAAGGACCACACCGAGTGGCACGCCGTCACCGCCTTCGGCCGCACCGCGGAGATTGCCCGCGACTATCTGCACAAAGGCTCCCAAGTCTTCGTTACCGGCAAGCTGCGCACCACCTCATGGGAAGACGACAAGCAGGTCAAGCGCTACCGCACCAACATCATCGTCGATGACCTGGTCTTGCTCGACGGCGCGTCCAACCGTCCCCCCGAGCCGCCCACCGAAGCCTACGAAGGGCAGTTCTAAGCGATTCGCCGCAGCCGCTGTGACTACGATGCCCAGCACGAAAGGGATTTATGGACAAACTGACAGAGAGTGAAGAAGCCGCCATTGCCTTAGTCGCGGCGAAAACTCAGACTCACGATGATGCTGTAGAGCGGTTTTACAGGAACAGGAATGGCGATTCCATCTTCCCAGAAAACCGCGTAATTGGGCTGTTTGTGGAGGTGGTTGCGCCGCTGCTAGATGTGATTGAGCGCGTTAAAGGCAGCATGGAAGTAATACCTTGGGGCCAGCGTCCAGCATCGTGGGACTGCTACATAAGGGAGTTCGACATTGCTATGAAAGCAGTCAAGCGGTAGGCACCATCGCGACTATGTCTCTAACCCCTGACCCCTGGACCCTACTTTTATGATCGACCTCTGTTTCCACGCCTTTCCGCTTTGGAGCGACGGCCATCTTGAACATGCGGGGTCCATGACCACTCTCGATTTCCTACTTTCCCTGGAGGGCCGCATGGTGCTCTTTTTGCCGAAGGAGTTCTCTTGCCCTCTGGAGATGTTCCTCCACCGGATTCGCACGCAGGCCGCCCTTTCGCTGACAACTGACCACTGTTCACTGTCCACTGTTCTCCGAACTTGACACGTTTTCGCGCTTCCGTGCGACCATGCTCCCGCAATGGCAAAGAAGCGCGAACTGCCCAAATCGCTCCCCATGGGATTCCGCTCTCTCCGTCTCCGCGCCGCAACGGCCGAGGACGGAAAGAAGAGCTACCCCATCACCTTCTCGACCGACGAGCCAGTCAAGCGGCAGACCTGGTCCGGCTGGTACAACGAGATTCTCGGCCACGAAAAGGGCGAAGTGCGCACCGCGCGGCTTGAAAACGGGCTCACCGTACTCGTCAACCACGATCCCAACCAGCGCTCCGGCCGTCTCGATCCCTGGGCCGTCAGCGGCGGCAAGGGCACCGGAGAAATCAGCTTCGGCAGCACCGACTTTGCCCGCTGCACCCAGCAGGAAGTGGACGACCGCACCCTGCAGGGCGTCTCCGTCGGCTATCAGGTCCACGAGTACAAGCGCGTGGCCGACGCTGACCCCGACGACGACGAGGACGAAGACTATCTCGGCACCTATCGCGCCGTTGATTGGGAACCCTACGAAGTCTCTCTCACGCCCATCGAGGCCGACATTCACTCCGGCGTGGGCCGCTCGGCAATCCCCGACCCCAGCATCCCGCAGTACCCGGTCCGTTTCATCACTCCGGCAAACCCCCAACCCACTCGAAAGGAACAACGCCACATGGACCCCGAAACCGCCGTTCCCGAAACCGCCCCCATCCAGGTAGGCGCCGATCAGCTCGCGAATGAGCGCAAGCGGACGGCCCATATCGCCCTCCTGGCCCGCCAGTATCCCGACATCGTGACCCGCGAAAAGGCCGACGAGTTTATCTCGAACGGCACCGAGGGCAACGCCGCCGCCGCTTTTGTTCTTGAAAAGGCCCGCGCCGCGCAGCTCTCGCTCAACTCCGGCTCCCCGGTCTCGCTGTCGGACAAGGAGCGCAAGCAGTACAGTCTCCAGCGCGCCATTCGCGGCATCTCGGCTCCCGTGGCCGGATGGCAGGACGACGCCGGCTTCGAGCGCGAAGTCTCTGACGCCATCGGAAAGAAGCTGGGCCGCGAAACCGGCGGCATCTTCATTCCCACCGCCGAGCCTCTCTTCCGGCTCACCCCGCAGGAGATTCAGAAGCGCGCGCTCTACACCGGAACCTCCGGCGCCGGCGGCGCAACCGTGGCCACCGAACTGGTCAGCTTCCTCGATGTGTTGCGCCCCGCCGTCAAGCTCTTCAAGCTCGGCGCGGAGTTCATGGGCGGCATGACCAGCAACTTCAGCATCCCCAAGATGCTCACCGACTCGGACTTCAACTGGGTGGGTGAGAATCCAGGCGCCGATAACGCCGACATTGACGCGACATTTAGCCAGGTCGCGTTTGCGCCGCACACTGCCACCGGGTCCACGAGCTGGTCCCGCCAGTTGCTGGTCCAGTCCTCCATCGACATTGAAGCCAAGGTCCGCAACTCGCTCGTTCAGCGCGCGGCCATCGCCATCGATAAGGCTGGCATTCAGGGCACCGGCGCGGCCAACCAGCCCAAAGGCATCCTGAACGCCACCGGCGTATCCGTCATTTCTCTGGGCACCAACGGCGCTGCGCCCACCTTCCAAAACCTCATCGACATGGCCATGGACCCGGCGACCTACAACGCCGACAATCTGGGTGAACTCCGCTACCTGATCACCCCTGAAATCTCCGGATACCTCCAGGGCACGGCGAAGCTCTCCAACCAGATCGCATTGCCCATCTGGACCTTCGGAGCCGACGGACAGGGTTACATCAACGGCCTCAAGGCCGATTGGTCGAACCTTCTGCCCAAGACCCTGACCAAGGGAACAGGAACCGCTCTGCACGCCGGCGTCGCGGGCGTCTTCAACGCTCTCACCGTTGCCGAGTGGGGCGCGATGGAGCTGATGCTGGACCCCTACACCCTGGCCAAGCAGGCCCTCATCCGCATCATCGCCAACATGATGATCGATGTCGAGCCCACTTATCCCCAGGCCTTCAGCGTGTACCTCGACGCCGTCAACTCGACCACCGAGCCTTAACCAATAACGAACACGGAGGCTGGCGCGGACGTTGAAACTCCAAGCCAGCCTCTACAACCGATCACTGATCACTGTCCACTGGAGAAACCATGGCAATCGAACTGCTTCAACCGAAACAGGAAAAACTCCGCGCCATCGAGATTCTGCGCGGCGTGCTTGTGCAAGGCCAGGTCTGCCACAAGGGCCAGCAGGTCCGCGTGCCGGAAGCCGACGCGCACGATCTTGTCCACGCCGGCCAGGCCAGGTTCCTCACCCCCGCCGACGTGAAAACCGACACTGAACCAAAAACCAAGTAACTGACAACTGGTCACTGGCCACTGTCCACTGTTTTGCGGAGCAAAACCCATGTCCACCGCCGCGTACACGGTACTTCGCAGCCTCATCATCGACGGCTCTCCCGCTGCCGTGGGCGCCGTGGTGAATCTTTCGCCCGACGAGGCCGCGCCGCTGGTTGACTCCGGCGACCTGGCCGCCGTCGCTGTCTCCGCGTCAGCGGCAGAAGTCGCGCCAGCAACTGGTTATCGTGTCGTGCGCCCCTTCATCCTCGACGGCAAGCCCGTGTTTGCGGGCGATCCCGTCAGCTTCGATTCCGAAGACCCTGTGCTCAACCTTCCAGGAACCCTGCTGTCTCTTGGCCTCGTGGAGCTTGTCTGATGTTTGGCGACGCCGATCTCGGAATCTTCACCGCGGATATGGGCGTGCCCGTGCTGTTCGGCGGCGTCACGGTCAAAGGCCTGCTCAACAAACCCATCGCCACCAAGCTGGCCGACGAGGGATTCGGTGGAATCGCCGTGCAGCAGACCACCATCGAGTTGCCGTACAACGCCTTCGCCACGATGCCGGAGCAAGGGGCGGCCATCGTCGTGAATGGCATAAGCTACACCATCGCGGATGAAGCGGCCGATGTCGATGGCGCATTCCTCCGTTACCCGCTCAAGGCGGTGAGCTGATGCCAACCATCAACCCCAGTGTTCAATCGCAGATCCTCGGCGCCGTAGTGACCGCGCTCAACACAACTCAGTGGTTGGCCTACCGCACGCGCATGGCGTCTTTCAAGGCTGACCAGCTCCCCGCCTTCAATGTGCTTCCCGACGACGGCGAACCGGATTACACCGATGCCTATTCCGGCTCGGTCGATTGGCGTTTCCGCTTCCGCGTCCGCTGCATGGCCGCTGCAGTCAACGAAGTGGATAAGGCCGTGGACCCGCTCTTTGTTGCCGGTTCGCAAGTGATTCTCTCTGACCCCACCCTCGGCGGCCTGGTGCGCAGCACGCGCTACGCCGGCCAAAAGTGGGAGCGCGAAGGCGAGGGCGACTACGACCAGTGCGCCCTCGTCGTTACCTTTGAAACCGAGTTCGGCGCGTCGCGGAGCGATCCCAGCGTGCTCGTGCCTTAAGGAGGCCATACGCAATGCCAGTCCTACCCGTAATCCGCCCCACCGGCGACCTCGCCCAAGCCAGCGTCGGCGCTTCCGGCTCCGAGACCCAGGTCCTGGGCCTTATCGAGTGGTCTATCGATTGGAAGCGCAAAACCGTTGACTCCACCACCACCGACGACGCGGGCTTTGAGAGTTCGCAGGGTTCCACCGTTTCGTGGACCGCGAAAGCCAAGTTCGCTTTCCTCGACGGCGAC